CCGTATTACTACTGCCGCGAGCACGACGGCTCCGGCTGGTCCGTTCGAGGCCCGGACGGGTTTGTCATAAAAACCTCCACCGATAAACCGCTGGACAAGAGCGTCGCGTACATCATTGCTAAGCTGCTGTCGGGTGATCTGGTCAGCGCCCTATTCATGCTTACCGATTACGCGATGCTCTTGCGCGATCCCGGCCTTCATGCCCATATTAAGCGTCGGATTAGACGGCGAGTGCCATAAAACCCCGTCCGCCGGTGGGGGCGTTTCGTTTCGGATAGTTCCTACGCCCCGCGACTGGCTTGCCTCCAATTGGTACCCTCCCCGCGCATGGCGTTACCTCCCCGTGCGCGGGGATTTTTTAACCCCCCTCCAACAGCTTCCGCACGGTCGGGCAGGTCTCCAGGACCGAGACGAACTTGCCGTCGACTAGGCCGACCAGGCAGTGAGAACCTGCTGGCGCCAGCCGGTCCAGCGGACCGGCTGGGGCGCGCAGGCTGGTTACGAGGGCTGGGTTAACCGCCACCTCGCCGCCATCGACCCGGTGCAGGACGATCAGCTGGAGCCCGATAAAGAAGAGATAATTCATAAACTAAACTATCTCCCATTCGCTCGATGTCGCGCCAACCACGCTCCCATCTCGCTCATGTCCACCCCGCCGCCGAGGCCGGCGCGCGTTCCTCGTACACTCGGGGGCGCTCGCGCCGCATCACGCGGCCGGTCAGATTGGCCTGGGTTCCCAGGCAGAAATACTGCAGCGCGTCACAGACGTCGCTCCACGGGTGTAATTTCTCGGGCAGGTCGTCGAACTGCCCGTCCCGCCTTCTCCTATACCTGTACCTGTCACCCATCGCCCGGATCAGGGTCGGACACCCCGCTCTGCTAATTTGCAGAGCGGGCTCGCCCATGATGGTCTGTCTTAGTAAGCGCTCGACTGCCAGCAGTCGGGGATCTATAGAATTAGTGCTAGCTGGGTAGGCTAGGAAGCCCAGTGTTTTTAAAACATCGAACGGGGTCTCTTCGTCGATCTGCGACTTAAATCTTCCCGCCGGGTCGCCCACAATAAAAACCTTCTTCCCGGCGAATGGTTGTGAAAACAACACCGGCTTGAGGTGTTCCTCCACCATTTGGATTAACCCCATCCCCTCGGTAACCACCTCCTTCATAATAATAGCCCGGCCAAAATTGTCGTGCTGGCCGATGATGGCGCAGGGTGTTCGGCCAAAATCGAGACCTACCATGATTGGTTTGTTTGGATTTACTGATACCTTCATGTCCTTGACATGCGTCGGCGAGTGGAAGGTTTTTCTGAACACGGCCTGGCCAGCGTTCGAGGTGCCCCATTGCGACTCGACGTGCACCGCCGCCCAGTCGAGCTCCTGGTCCTCCATCAGCTCGGCATAATAGCCCTCGGGCAGGTTGGTGACGTTCTCGGCCATCGGGCTGAGGCCCGATGGCTGGTGATAGAGCCCCCAGGCCGGGCGTGGGTCGAGCACCATGCGCTCGTGATATTTGCTGTCGGTGTCCCACGGGTTGGTGTCGCAGATAATTCCGCGCCAGGTGGCGCCGCCCATCGCCTTCGAGGGATACCTTCCACACCGGCCCAACAAGGGTCGGATAATTTCAAAAGGTACTTCCCTTAATTCGTTGATCCACGCCCCGGTCAGCTGAAGTGACAGTAACCTTCTGACATCTTCCTTGGTATCCAGCGGCAGCAGCATCCAGTCGCTGTGTACCTGTGTGCCGTCCGGTAAATTCAATCTTACCTGCAGGGTCGAGTCCGTCACGTAATAGTGCGCGCAATGCCTTAGATATTGTAGTGTATCGGCGAGGACGGTTTGTCTTAATTGTTGAAGCGTGTTTCTGATACAGGCAAACCGGGTGTACCTGACTCTGTTGTAGGGCGTCTGCTCGCACGCTCGGCGCAGCAGCTCCATAATGCAGCCCATGGTTTTCCCACTACCGAGCGGGCCGACCATAACTCTTATTCTGTGCGTCTCGTCCCGCATGAACTTCTCGATGGTGGGGGGCGGCTGATAAAGCACCTAGAAGCCCTCCTCTTCCTCGTCGGGTTCGTCCTCTGCCGGCGGCAGCGCGCCGGGCGGCAGGATCGCGTCGTTGTCGACGACCGTACCCTCGATCGTTTTTTGGTCGCCGCCGCTAAACAAAATATTCAGGACAAAACTGTGACCCACGCCGCCACTACCGGTAGTGGCCTTGTCGCGCAGGCCGTCGACGCCGGCGACTCGGCTTAATTGTTTAAAAGCATCTAGTCTTTGTTGCATGGGCGTGCGGATGTCCTGCGCCAGCTCGTGCGTCGTGTGGATCAGATCTTCGGTCGCGTGCATCGCCTTTAGCCGGAGCCGCTCTTCGACACCCTGGTCGCTCTCGGCCAGGGCTTTCATCTTGCGGGCCCCCTCGACGATCCTCGGGTGGCGGCGCAGGTATTCCCAGAGGGCTTTCTTGTCGGGCAGCCCGTAGCGCTGGGCGATCGCGTCGGGCAGGTGGATCCCCAGCGCCAGATCGTATTGCAGGCGCAGGATCAGGGCGTCGTCGAGCTGCGGGTTCTCCGACAGTACGATTGACGTTGTCAATCGTACTGACTCAGAGTTGCCCATACTTGTATCTGTGTCGGACATCTTGTACCTCGACGATTACTGCTGTTGCATAATCCATCTGGCGTGATACTAATATATGAGGGTTATATTATCGGATAGGGGGATTGATAATTGCCGGCCGCGCTGCCTGGAGTTACCAGTTCTAGTGCGCCGTCCTCCCGGTCGACGGGCAACGGCTTTTTGCGCATCGTCAGCCCCGCAGAATTAAACCAGTACGAAGCCGAGCAGCTCGCCGCGCAGAGCGCTGCCAACCGGCCAGCGCCATTGCCCCAGGACCTCGGGCACTTCATCCGGCATCGGTGGGAAGCTTTTCGTAATCACCGGAACACCGGGTTTAATTCGCTCAACCATCGGCTGTTACGCGCGCAGCGCATGTTCGAGGGGCAGTACGACCCCGAAAAACTGGCCGAGATCGCCAAATTTGGCGGGTCGAAAGTTTACTCCCGCATGGTTGCCGTGAAATGTCGCGGAGCAACCTCGTTGCTTCGCGACGTTTACCTGGGCGCCGACCGGCCGTGGTCGATCGACCCGCAGCCCGATCCGCCGGTGCCCCCCGGAGTACTGGCAAGCGTCGCGCAGCTGGTGGCCAGCGAGGCGGCGCAGCTGGCCCATACCGGCCAGCCGCCGGACCCCTCGATGACCCACACCAGGTATGTCGGTCTGATCCGCCAGGCGCAGCAGACCGCGCGGCGGATGGCCGACACGCAGGCGCAAGCCGCTGCCGACAAGATTGACGACATCCTGGTCAACGGCAAATTCTACGACGCGCTGGCCGAGTTTTTGGTCGATCTTAGTCTGTTCCCCTTCGCGTGCATCAAGGGGCCGGTTGTAAGAATGCTGCCAAAATTAATATGGCAGAACGGTCAGCCCAATGTATCCGTCGTTCCTCAAATGTATTGGGAACGAGTTGATCCTTTTAATTTGTATTTTGATCCAGGATCTACCAACATTGACGAAGCAGAAGTTATAGAGCGTAAGAAGCTTTCTAGAAAAGACCTCAACGATGTTCTTGGGCTACCAGGGTACAACGAACAGGCCGTGCGTGGTGCGCTGCAGGACTACGCCAACGGTTTGCGGGACTGGATGGACGCGGCCGATACCGAGCAGGCATTAAATGCTGGCCGGGAAGCGCCCCAGCAGAACCGCTCCCAAAAAATCGACGCCATCGAGTATCACGGGCACGTCCAGGGGCAGACCCTATTGGACGAGGGTTTCGACCCGCAGACCATACCGGATCCTGACCGGGATTACCTGGTACAAAGCTGGGTCGTCGGCCGGTATACTATTAAAACCCAGCTGACTCCCTCGCCACGTCAACGTCATCCCTATTATTTAACCAGCTTCGAAAAGGTTCCCGGCACAATATCCGGGCATGGGTTGCCGGATATATTAGAAGATTTACAAGAAATAGCGAACGCTACCCTGCGTGCGCTGGTTAACAACATGGCTATCGCGTCGGGGCCGCAGGTTGTTATTAACACGGAGCTACTGGATAACTCAACAAACGAGGATGATCTATACCCCTGGAAACGCTGGAAAGTTATCAGTGATCCTCTGAACGCTAATGCTCGAGATCCGGTAAGTTTCTTCCAGCCGCAATCCAACATCCAGGAGATGATGGGGGTATACTCCTCGATAAGCTCCCTTAGCGACGACATCAGTGCTATCCCCCGTTATGTAACGGGCGAAAGTTTAAAAGGCGGGGCCGGAAGAACTGCTTCTGGTCTTAGCATGCTTATGGGCAATGCCCAGAAAGTTCTACAAACAGTCGCGGCTAACGTCGACATAGATGTAATGCGCGGGGTGTTGGATAGTCTGTATGACATGATAATGCTTACAGACAAGACCGGTTTACTTACGGGCGACGAGCAAATACGGGTTAATGGGGTGGTTGTTGCGTTGCAGAAAGAGACAGAACAGCAAAAACAACTTCAGTTCTTGCAGATCACCGCCAACCCATTGGATGCCAAGATCGTCGGCGAGGTTGGTCGCGCTAGAGTGCTTCGCGCTCTAGCCGGCGGGCTGGGGCTACCCGACGACATCGTCCCGGACGACGACACGGTTCAGCAGCAGGCCGCCGCCGAGAAGCAGGCGCAGACCGTGATGATGGCCGCCGCTGCTGCCGGCAAGGCGGGTGATGGCGGCGGGGGCGCTGCCGGCCCGCCTGGGGCGCCTGGGCCGCCCTCGCCCGCTGCTGCGGCGCAGGGCGCTCAGGCGCCCGCCGCACCGCCCCCGGCATTGTCCCAGGTCGCGCCGCCGGTCAATACGGTTTCACCCAGGTAATGGAGGATACCCATGGCAGAGATTAATCTTGGCGATCCCAGCACCTCGATGTCGGCCGCCGGCATGACGGTCAAGGGCGGCTCGTCGGGTGACAGCCGGGGCGGCAGCTCGCGGGGGTACCCCAAAGGCTCGCCGCCTGGCAACACCAAGGACGCGCCGTTCAACCCGCACAAGGATCCCAAGAGCGGCGGGACCAAATATGTCGGTGGCGTGTGATGGCCCGCGCGGTGAATTTTAAGCCGGCGGTGGTCAAGCCCGCCGGTGTGCCAAAAGTAGCGGCGCCGAGTTACCTGCCCGCGTCGGCCGGCGCGTTGCCGGCGACGGCGCGCAGCCCGATCGCCACCAGGGCGCTTCACAGCCAGGTGCTTGGCTCGGTGGTCGGGCGGCGCGGCGCCGGGATCACCAACCTCGGCCCCGGTAATCCGGCGGCGCACAGCGTCAGCCACTACGGCAAGGACGGCCTGCCTGGCCTTGACGGTAGTGGCGGCGATTTTGGGAGTTTCTGAACCTTGTCGTTGAACCTGGGCGCCGAAGCGTTCGACGCGGTGAACAATCTGAAGAACAACCGCGACTGGTTGACGTTCAGGGGCGCGCTGGTCGAGCAGATGAACCGGTGGATGCACGGCGCCATCGAGGCCGCGTCCGATCGCGACATGGCGTGCGGGTACGCCCGCGCGCTGCGCGACGTCGTGGCGGCGATCGAGACGTTCGAGCAGGGGCCACCACGCGGCGGCGGCATGCGCCGCCCGGCAGTGAAGAGTAGTGCCGGCAATGTCTGATAACCCACAAACCTCACCCGCTACCGTAGCCCCGCCGCCGAGCGGCGTCGGCGGCGATGTCGTCATCCCACGCGCCGTGCGGCGCGCGGCGGCGCGTGCCAACGAGCTGCAGCGCCAGATGCATGGCGAGGAGGGTGATACCCCCGCCGTCGAGCAGCAGGAGCAGCAGGAACAGCAACCTCAGCTGCCGATGGAGCTGCCGCCGGCCGCGCCGCCGGCGGCGCAGCCGCCCTCCGACAGCTGGGAGCAGCGATATCGGACATTGCAGGGCAAGTACGACAGCGAGATGCCGTCGCTGAAGGCGCAGGTGACCTCGCTGGAGAGGCTGATCGCGCAGATGCGTGATGCCCCGGTTGCCAGGGAAACACCCCCTCCACCGGCCCCCGCAGGCCCGCCAGCGTCGATAATCCCCGACGAGGACGTGGAGTCCTACGGACCGGAACTGATCGCTGCGTCGCGGCGCTGGGCGGCGGCCGAGGTCGAGCAGAAGATAGCTTCGCTGCATAACGAGATCGCCAGCCTCAAGGGGGCCCAGACCCAGCTGACCGAGACGCAGCTGCGCGAGCGGGTGCAGAAGGATCTGGACTCCGATCCAGAACTGTCAAACGGGCGCTGGCGACAACTTAATTTTGATCAGGAGTTTCTGAACTGGCTTCAGGAGCTCGATCCCCTTGCCGGGGTGTCACGCAACGTGATGCTCCAGCATGCCTATTCCGGCGGCGATGCGGTGCGCACCGGAAGATTTTTCAAAGCGTACATCGCAGAGCATACCGTGCCTGGTCAACAACCATACCCCTCCCAGACAGCTATGCCCAACGGGCGGACGCAAGCGGGCGGACCACGGTTGGAAGAGTGGGCATCCCCTGGAAGAGCTGCGGGAAGCACTTTCCCAGGCAACGGCGCTACTGCCGAGAGGCGCGTGTGGACGAACCGCGAAATATCGCAGTTCTACCGCGAGCGGACTGACGGGAAATGGCGAGGGCGGGAACCGGAAGCGACCCAGCTCGAAGCCGACATCCTGGCAGCCGGTGCGGAAGGACGTGTTCGCAACGTTTAGGCCGTAAATACGACTGTCGTATTTCGGCCCCTCTTAGGAGAGCGCCATGCCTATTGCCCAGGGCACTCCGTATTCGGGCGTTGCCGCCAGCCCTGCCTATTCAGGCGCTGCTGCCGGTGGCGTGTTCGTACCCGAAATCTGGAGTGGAAAACTCATCGAGAAGTTCTATGCCGCCACTGTTCTCGCCGCGATCTCGAACACCGACTACGAGGGCGAGATCAGCAAGATGGGCGACAAAGTAAAGATCCGCACCAAGCCGACGATCCAGATCAGGAAC